AGTAGTGTGCTCCCATTATAGAAAGTACACATGTTTTTTTATTATAAATTAGACAAATAATGCACATGAAGCAAGAGAAGGAAAAAATGCTTAGTATCCTTGTTATAGAAATTCAAATTTAGAATGTCCCCCAAAGTTCTTTTTTGAAACAAAATCTGTCACCTTCTTCTTTTTCTTCTTTTCCTTAATCTTGTTTTTTACTAATTCTTTCGCCTTGATTAGGAAATTTTCTATAATAGTCTTCCATGGGCTAATTTTGATATCATGTTCAGCTAGTGCATCTAAGAAATCATTGACTTCAAACCACCAGACTTCTCGTGTTATTGGTGTTTTCATGAATTGAATTGGAATATCAAACATGTGATATTGTTCATCTAAGTTTCCTCGCCTCATCATGAGGTGGAAACATCTATCCAAATCGGTTGACCACTGATTAGTTTTGAGTTCTTGAATTATCCAATGTATGCATTCTATTATTGATATGTTTTCATTTGAATAGAATCCTTCACCTGAAAAATCCATACACTCTTCAAAGTCCTGTGTGGCTCTAGAGACTGCAATCTTTATAGCATTTCTATAAGTCATTTTTCTATTTCCTTTAATATTATATGAAATATTGAATATGGGATTACATTCTAACTTCTCAGTAACATTTGTATCTATTATTTCGTCTGAGAGAAACTCAAACGAGTCAGAATTTTGCGAGCCATCGCAGTCAAATATTCTTGATAATGTTAATAAATCAGTTGCAATCAGCTTATCAAAATCCGATGTTAATATACTTGTAGACTTCATTAATTCGTTTATATTTAACCCTCCAGTATCTAGAACAGGACCTTCCAAGAAAATAGCTTTCTGAAAGCTAACTCTTTGAATGATTTGATATTCTTCTACTGAGATCTTTAATCTAGAAAGTTCAGTGTTTTCACTATTAAGGTATTTTATATCATACAACATGGGCCTGGATGTTCTGATCAATTCTGAAACTGCTACTGGACAAACAGGAATCCATTTTGCTTGTGTTCTCATCTTAGACGCTTCCACTCTATCATTATGTTCTTCTATGATTGATTTTGGCAGTATGCTATAAAAGTATCTTCTTTTTGCTCGCTGTTGATAAACTATGTAATGTAGTTTTGAACTCATTTCTGTAATAGGCCTCATTTTTTCAAATTTTAAGCCATGTGGTTTATTCAATGCAGCTTGACCATGCATTTGAATATTTGAATTGTCTATTTTGAAAATTTCCAATTCTGCAGCAATAAGTTGGTCATCTTCACCATAGATTTTCAACTTCCTTCTAGGGCTTGTGATAATCAAATCTATAACACCAGTACTCATTTCTCTAGATGATTGCCAATCATTCCAGCTTATCTTGTCCTCTGTTTTCTCTGCATCAAATTTATCTAGATCTCTTTGTGTCAAAGTATTGGTGTAAAATAAAACTGATAGGTATTTAGTTCTGAAGCGTGAATTGAGAAGTTTCTGATAGAGTATCTTTACAGGGATGTTATGATATGTAAATTCTTCTATAACACTTTTCAAGAAATTTATCCTAGAAAATTCAGATAAAAACATGTCCGCAAAGTGGCAAATTAACCTAAAGCATTCCATTGCCACTTTTATTTCAGTATCCGGATTGATAGCAACTTGAGCTTTATGACTAGTTGAAACAATAGGTTTAAGATAGTGTATTGTGCACCACTTGTTGTCAGATATTAAGTTCCCTGTTACAGCACAGCAAAATTCTGCTGATGTGTATACTTTGTAAGGTAATATGAATATCTTGACTTTATGTTCAGTAGATTTAATGTAGTCATAACAGATCTGATAGAATTTTGTTAATTCTTTCAACTGGAACAATCTATCATCTTTACCATCTCTAAGTCTTTTTTCTGCAATTCGTTCTAACATTTTTTCCCTTATATGTGTCTTTTCAATAAAGTTTTCTAAATGCACTACATCCCTTCTGAGCTCCTCTTCTTCCACTTTTGGGAAATCAAATTTATTGTGGATATACGATCTCAACACTACAGCTGGAGAATGCGTTATTAATTTTAAGCTTCTCATTTCTGGCATTGTTGAAGATGATTGTGCCAGCCTCTCATGTTCTGTGCCTCTTATTGACATAATAATATTGTTGGAACATGTTACTAGTAGTGGATCATTCAATAAGCAATAAGAGTATACAGTCTTTATATCTTCTAATTCTAATGTAAATTTGGATAAGTCCTCTTGTAAAAGCTGATAACATTCATTAAATGTCTTCCTGCCTATTATAGTATCCATCTCCTGTACTTTCTCATGATCCTGCAAACCAAACATTCTATCAAAGATGCTCGAATAGTCAATTGTAGGCTTAGAACTAAACAAAATTTGTTCTATAAACAGCTGCGACGGATTTTGTATAGAAAGAGACTCTTTGAATTTTTTTGAGTTGTATCTGTATAAAATGGATTTACAGTATTCTTCCAAAGTCTCCCCTTTTGTCACTAATAGTTCAGGCTTATCAATAAAGTAATTGAATAAGTCTTCTTTCTCTTGCTCAGTTTTTATCACTATCTGAAAGTCCTGATATGATATCAACCTCGATAGCGATGCAGATGTCATAAATTTCCTAGGCGTCAACAGACTTCTAGATCTCATGTCGCTAGTCTCACCCATTCCATCGTCTACTGACGCAACTGAGTCCAATGATATATACCTAAGCATTTTCAACCTAATGATATCCATTTTTGTCAATTTAGATAAGTCCCATTCATCTAATCTTTCAAATTGGCTTTGAATTGTTTCTTTCTTTATCATTACATTGGACATCTTTATGGATAGATTGGTTAAATATGTCAGATTGTCAGCTTCTAGACCCACCATAGCTAAAGTAGCAAGATCTGTGGACAATGTTCCACATAGTTCTAGTGGAATTTCTGATCTCTCCATAGTTGGGAAATGAGGAATTGGATCATTGATCTGCCCAGGCATCATGTTGTAAGTGGTGTGAGTCAACCATTGATTCAGAGCTATAGACAACCAGGCTAAAGATGCAGGACAACCATGCTTTATCGCTGTTTGAGTAGCTGAAAGTCTACTAGCAAAGTCTTCATATGGTCCTAAATAAGCACAGTCTCCTACTGCAGTCAAAAGGAATCTACCAAAAATTGAGAATGGCTCACCATAAATATTGAATAAGGAAACAAATTCCTTAATAAAATATGTTAAGTATGTCTTTTTCATATTAGCTTGATTTCCAAATGTTAAACACACCATCTCAAATATATCAATAGCAAATTGTATTAAAACCTCATCAGGCAATTTTGATTGAACCCAGGATATTGATGTATGGTTGTCGTCCGAGTGCACCATTGAATTCACCAATATATCTCCTTCTAATAAATCTGATGCTTCCTTTAAGATATCTTTATAGACAGACATTGAACATGTATGTAAATAACTACTTGTGTAATTCATGTTCCCTTGCAACCAGTTCTTCTTTATATTTACAGTATTGTTTTGATAATAATCTGTCATCTCTCCAATCAAATCATTTTCATGCACAATTTTCTGGTCCAATATGTTCATCAGCATTTCATCAGGTAATATCAATTTTTTATTCAAATAGTTACATAAGAAATACAGTATTCTTTTCTTCTCTGTAGGATATAAAACTGGGTCCAAACAAAAGAGCCAAAAATATTTGTATAAAACATCTTGAGCACTCCATTTTGACATATCTGCATTTATTTCTATTTTTAGGCCTTTCGGTTTGTTGCTAAGCAATGATTGTATCTCTGAGGGTAAAGTTCTAGATGTTTCCAATTGCTCATTTATTTCTCTATTTTTATCTTTTATAGTACTTGCCATATATCGCATTTCAGACTCTGAGATCTGCTCCAATTTTCTCAATTTAGAATCACCAGGTTCGCTTATCATTTCTTCTGGGTTCAACTTGCATCTTTCCTTTGATATTCTTTCTATTAAATACAGACACAATTTTGCTTCATATTCTCCTACATATATTTCTCTATCTTTTGCTGTTTTCTGTTCTTTATTGAAAAAGCCAAAATAAAACTCATTGTGATTTTTCATAGTGTCCATTATGATTTCTACTAATGGCTTGTCCGTAATTTTGCCAGATTTGGATTGTTCGTACAACCTATCAAATACTTTAGTTGATATATGGTCAATATAATTAGGTATAGAATTGATTAAATCTTCATATGTGCTATGCTTTACACTCAGATTGTCAATGTGTTCTTTAGCAAATAATGGATTAGCTATTGTATATTTGCAGACCTCTTTCTCAACTAACTTTTGCTGATTTCTATTTGATCTCATCTTAATCTCACGGAAGTTTCCAATTTTAATGCAGGACTTTGAACTTGTGAATGTTGAAACTGTTGATATAGACCTCTTAAAGTTATTCGCATTTTCTATCCTAGATCTAACATAATTGTGTCTAGATGTATCCAACAGCAAATTTTTTGCTATTGAGTATATAAGAACCTTCAGATTGACAGTCTGCTTCTGTGGTATTTCTGACCACGGACAAATTATATTTTCTCTCTGATCTTTTTCTATCTCTAATATAGTTTTAGCTAAGTCAATTAATGTATGATGCTTCTCATGCAATCCCTTTGCATTGAAATAAAAGGGGAGATAAATTTGATTTATATATTCTTTCAAGTTCACTAAACCTGGAAACCAGATAGATGTTAAGTCTCTTTCATTGTTCACTCCTTTCTGCATGATATCAAAGTCAGTTAAATATATATTTCTCAATTTGACATTTTCTCTTTGCTTGTTGGCCATGTAACAACCATTTTTTATTAAATTTGTAACATACACACTGAATAAAGTTTTCGTATAAGGTGAAAACTTTTCTGCAATATATTCTTTTACATGAGAAGAAACAGCTAGAGAGTTCATAATCATGTATCTAGATGGCTCGGTCAGTGATAACATAGCCTTTGTGACAGATAAAGATGTGTGCAACGAGAAATTTGCAACATCATATACATCCAAGTTGGGATTATCTGATTTCAGTAGGCATGTAGTGAGCAAAAATAATCCTGGAGATGTAACAATTCTTTGGCATCTTTCTTTGTCTAGTCTAAATGCTTTGGATATAGAGATGAAACCATCTTTCGTTTCTAAGCACAATCTTGATGAACCATGTTCGCAGACATCGTGTCTTTCTTTATGGATAGTTATCACACAATAAACTAATGTAGATTTCCTTGTCTTGATGTCTGTAGATGGAAACACTAATCCATAGACACTATTATTAGCACAGCAAACAACCCTAAATGTATTGTGCTTATTGTACTGAGATACTGATAGCATATTTTTCATCAATGTAGAATAATCGTTTATGAAGTTCCAAAAGTATGACCCTGTGATAGATTTAATATTCTCAAATGTGCTATTAGAGGCATCTTTAATTCTTTCTATATACTCATTTATATATGCCGTATTTGTTGTAATTTGTGTTGTCTCAGATAAGTAATCTTTAATCTCATTCATCTTAAAAATTGATTTGTCTATTATGTCTTTATTCTCGAAATTTAATATTTCTGGTTTATCCTGTGTGATATCTTCCATCATCTTTTGAGAAAATCTTTTGTGTTTGCCAATTCCAAAGTACTCTCTCAACAATGTGTTCTTATCCTTTATATCTATTTCATCCAGTGATAATTTGAATTGTTGTTCCCAAAAAACAACTGCACTACCAAACTTTTTTGGTTCCAATTTGATGTTAGAATTTATTTTCCCAGGTACTTTTTTTACCTCGTGTTTAAGTTTTGTGCAAAATGCCTCATATCCGGCAATATCTCCTGAGAAGTCCATTAATTTCCCTATTGCTTTAAATGCATTTGTGTATTTGCCTTTTGTTTTAATGTTTTGTAAGCATTTGGAGAGCAAAATTATTTTTTCGTTATTTTTTGTAGGATTGTGAGCATTAGGTTTGCTCCAAATGAAGTGGAAACTTGGCTTTTGATCATCCACATTATTAGTCAAATTTCTCTCTATTTTAACCCTTGAGATCATTTGTTGCCAACCTTGATCTATTTCTTGAGCACTGGGCTTTGGATAGTTACCGTCTTTCAAAAATATCTCTTGAGCTTTTGATTTAACAAAACTTTTATAATAATCCTCATACATAAGCTTAATATTTTTCAACCTATCAGACCATTTGTCATCTTCGAATGGATCTCTATCTAGAGATTCCATGAATAAATATCTTTCTTCTTCAGGCAATGATTCTATGAATTCTATAAAATTCTCATGCTCAAACAGTTCTGGGGTTTCTTCCATTGTCCATGGCGTAGTTAATGTAAATTCACCCTGAGAGATAATCTCTAGAAATCTCTCATCTTCTTTGAACTTATCAAAAAGCATTGTTTTAAGTTCGTCAAACCATTTCACATTGTAATCTAGCTGATAAGGAGTAATCAGTTGATTGAACTCTGGTGATGAGATTGTTACAACACTTCTAGTCGGATCAAATCTTATTATCACAACCTCAAAGGGAATTCCATTCGGTACCAAGATTTCTCCAAAAATCTCATTGTATTTCTTCATTGTCTCTCTTGAGCTGACATCGTCTACTGACACTTTGAAATCAATGATGTATAGCTTATTGTTGTACACTACATAATTGTCTGGTGTACAATATCTTACCTTAGATGCAATGTCATATGGAAGTACTTCCAAACAGATATCTTGACTCGGGACATCATTCCGATATTCAAGATTTATTGCAAGGCAAAATTCCTTAGCAAAATCATTATGCCTTTCATTCAGCAAGTCAAGGTAGATATCTTTCGCTGAATCAGCATCTTTACAAGTTGCTATTCTAGTTCTGATTATTTCCTTTGAATTCTGCATTTTAATTGTATTTCTATTAAGGGGAGCACACTACTCGT